ATGAATAATAGACGTTAGTAAATCTTGTCTAAGTGGAAACGCTATATCATCATCATAACAATTATCATCAGATAATTGTAAATCTATTATTTCTTCGGGGTTCTCCCAGTAAGATTGAAGATGTAAGAATTTCAATCTTTTTGCATTAATTATGTAAACGTAACCGTTCTCATAAAAGTATCTAATGTCATTATTACCAAACCTATCATATTTTAAATTATAGATTTGATTAGACTCTATGTAACTTATATTACGAGAAAAACCCACCCCGCCTACAAATAGGAAGGGTGAGTTTGTTTTTGTTTTAATAGGAACAGGTATTTTATTTTCTGTTCTTTTAATAGTACAATCAAATTCAATCAAATGAGTTAAAGATTTATCTACATCTATTAACTTAATTGTAAAAGATTGTATAGAATTTTTATCAACACCATTCCTATTAAAATCGTCTCGTAATAGTTTACTACGATAATATTTAACAGCAAACTTAATTTCACTTATAAACACATCGTCTTCTGGCCTGTTAAGAGTACCAGCAATATAGTAAGCTATTTCGTTTAATGTCATTATTATTAATTTAATAATAAAATATGCCCAACAGGGTAATCTATAGAATCACGTAAGAAAGAATGATACCCGAATTCAATTTGGGTACGATGTTTATTAGTATTATAGTTTTTTAATTTATATCTAAAATACCCCGGTGTTTCTGACTTTGTTTTTTTAATTACAATAAATTCCTTAGTATAATAACTAGGAATACAAGAATTAAAAATAGTAAGAACAAAAATAAACATTAAGATTTTTATATTTTTCATATTTTGTTTGTATTTAATTCCTTATCCAATCCATTCCTATTTGTTTAGATAAAGACGTAGTTAAAACCATAATTCCAATATCTATAAAATGGTGTATTACTTTTTCGTTCTCCCTCATACCCATAGCATATAACCCACCCCCGCCAATATACCAAAATTTACGAATATCGTCAGCAGTATGATAAAAATCTACTACCCCGTAGATTTCTTCTAACTGATTTTTTTCTTTTGCATGAGAAAGACTGCCAAAGTAACCATATTTGTTCTTAGTCCAACCCTTACGTTCAAAACTAGTTCTGTTATCAAACTCAAATCCTTCGACAGCCCCGTCTATGAAAGACGCAAAAATTAATACCAATAATCCTTCAACTTTTCGTTCTCTAAAATCATAACGTAAAGTTTTACTTGGTTTATAATTACTACCAAATATAGGCATACTCACAGCAGCATTTATATTCCAATCACCTTTTAATCCCATGTCCACACCTATATTATAAGTCAAATTAGGTGTGGTGTGAAGCAAAGATATTTGTGAAGGTATCCTGTATCCTTTTTGATTTTTGTAGTCAAAGTAGAAGGGGTACAGCATTATCCTGCTATTTCCTGATTCCAGTAGTTGCGCACCTAATTTTACCGTGGCAAACTGCTCTGTTGCGTTTGCTGTCAATGCCCCGTCAAACGATATGCCCTTTTGCTCCATCACATACCGTACTCCGATTTTATTGTTGAGGTCTTGCTGTACCGTGATGGACAGGCTTTTGTTTGCGTTTACCTGTGCGGAACACACAAATGATATGAGCAACAACAGCATGGTTGCTATGCTTCTGACGAGCTTGTACCCGTCCTGTTTCATGTCATATTTTATGTCACGTTTTTTTGCTTTCAATTCAGTTTCATCTTTTGACTTTACCAGCACATTCTTTGTGATGTGCGGATACCTGATGTTTTTAAATATTAGCGTTATGACCATCATAGACGTGCTTTGCCGCTCACTACAACCCTTGCTCTATTGTTTGGATATGAAGGTGCGCCATTCACTCGATATGTTACATTCATCTCATTTGTACCATTCGCCCGGACACGCCTAATGTCAATCGGCATTGTTCCGGGAGACGCAAGGGGCGTTTCCTGTTCCATGCCTATGCCAACAATGTCAAGTTCAGAGGAAAATGACAGTCCGGGTATTGCGGACAAGTTAACCGTTATCGTGTTTCCGCCGCTGGCAATGTTGACCCCAATCTCCACCATGAACGAAAAATCAATCCACCCACCATTCACGGTATAGAAAAAACTATCTGGTATGGTTGCCAATACCGTGTCCAGACCGGACACGGTCGTTGTGGGGTCGATGGATTTTGTACTTACCGTAGTAAGTATATACCCTTTGTCAACCAACGTCCTGTCTGTATAATTTGCAGCATAATCCGCTGCGTACTTAATTCCAAGATTTGTGGATGTTATGACAAAATCAGCCGCCGTTGCTGAAATTTTCCTTGTAGTCGCACCAGAAGTATATCTATATTCTGTTTCATTATTAGACGCCCGCAATACACTCTGCATTGATGCAGAGTTGGTTTGTATTTTTCCTTCAGTTCCGCTGGACTCTATCGCATTCCTTATGTTTCCAGTACCATCGTTTGTTCTAATACCTATATTCCCCCAGAAATAAGGGGAATAATAAAATCCATAATCCAGATTATTACCAATTCTTCCTGAAGCATCAGGAAAGTGACCTATGTAAAAATCTTGGTCAGCAGTTGTGAAATTTCCAGTCTTTACGTGGGTAATTGTATTTTGTAGAGAATCGCTACGATCGTACACACCGTTCCTATCCCGAACCAATGAATCAGCCCTGACCCCAGTTGTATTCCCACCCGGTTGGTTAACAACTACATAGCTTCCAGCAGCCAAACTACTTGGATTGGTAACAGGATAACCGCCTTGCGCTGGCAAAACAGTAGAAAATAGGGCAATAATGATAGCAACTATTACCACTGGAATCCAATATTTGATATTTTTATTTTTCATAATTTGATTATTTTACGTTGGTGTTACGGACGATGGGTGTAATCATCTCATTCACATCACTATCAACCACAGTAGAATTAGAAAAAACACTAAGGCAATTGGCTGAGACCGGAGCAGTAACAATGTTCGCTATCGGGGCTGATGTGCCGGACAGTAAAACAGTATTGCGAAGGTTTATTTCTGAATTGGTAGTAATGGCAGTTTGGTTGGTGCAGTTAAAAATTGCATCATTTATATATATAGCCCTACTCGCTGATAATCTTACTACCGGAGCATTGTTGGATGTATATCTTCCCGAAATCCACCACTCTCCCGATGTACTTGCGGCGTAATTTTGAAACACAGCTTTTGATGAACTGGTATTCGTCCAATTTTTTACATCAAATCTCCAGATGTCGTTTGATGCAATAGTTGAAGAATAGATCGGAGCATTACTATACCCCTTTTGTATTTTCACAAATGCTTGCATAAGGTTTGGCGAAGCCGTGCCGGTAGTTGAAAACAAAGACATGGTATCACCACTCCTATCGTTAAGTTCGCCTATTTCAAAACTCAAAAACTTATTATTTCCACTCCCGCTACTATTTCTTGCAAATATTTTACCCCTGCCATTAAGGAACGTAGCATAAATGGTTCCCGGATTTATGGTAAACCTATCTGCTTTAAATTCAACGTGGATACTGTCCCCTGTCATTCCCGCTCCACCGTATGAAAAAACACACCCCACAGTCCCACTCACAATATATTCTTTACATTTTACTGATAAAATGCCTCCTGTAACGCCGTTATCGACTGTCATTGCCTGTCTGCTTCCTCCATTTTGGTGGATTGTTTCAGCCTGAACATTAAGCGTTCTTGTCCTTAAGAACTCGCCTATGTTGTTATTATTTTTCATCTTTGTTTTTACTAAAATATCTACCCGTGGCGATGTTCTAAAGAAAAATCCGCCCCCTTGACAGTTTGTTTCAAAAAGTTCAATAAAAACAGAACCCCCTGCTGCTGTGCCCAAGTCAAACAGCAAATCCATACCCCCAGAACCTGTTTCTTTAACAATGCCGTTTCCTATAATTGAGCATGTTCCGCCAGAGGTGACAACCCCAAAAATGCTTTGTCTATGAGAAGAAGCGTTCTCTATTGTGACTCCTTTTTCAAGGATATAGGTGACACCTTCATCCCACATATTTATGTGGGACTGATTGCTTCCCGTAGCAATAACATCGCCACCACCACCCGTATCAGATATAAAATATCTTGCTGGATAAACATAAACAATATCACCAGAAATAGCACTGTCTCTGGTTTGCCAAACATGGCAAAAAGGACGGGTGTGGTCGCCTACCGTGGCACTCGCAGAACAATTTGGGTTACTTTTCGACACATACCATATTCTACCGTTGTTTATTCGTGGGACATCTGTAATCCCCGTAAAATAATCAGTTCCGTCATTCCAGATAAATGCGCTGTCGTTTGAATACGTAGTGCTGTCTATACCACCACCCCCCAAATCGTTCATTGAGGATAACACTATACCCTCTGCACCATCTGTGATGGTCATCCAACTGTAATAAATAAGCGTACCAGCAGATACGTTAGTGACCACATTAGTCATATCCCATTTTCCAAAAATAGAGTTCCAATTAATAGTAACTGTACTATCATTGTTATTTTGAATTCCTATCACAAATATCTCACCCGCAGCTTGTGCATTAATATTAGTTGGTGCAGATATAGTAGCTGTTGTTCCATTTGTAGGTAATAATAACTGGGCTTTATTATTTAAATTAGCATTAAATAGTAATGTATTTCCTGATACACTTATAGTTGTAGAAGCTAATTGACCATTTTCAAAGCTTCTCCTAGTCATAGTAGTATTATTTGTTTTTTCAAACTTAGCACCTCTTGTTGTTGACCAGACAGTTTTATTTATAGGTATAGAGGCAAACGTTGCGCCATTAGTAAAAGTAGTAAAAGAATCTGTTGTAATATAATCAGTACCCAGATTTCCAGTAACCTTCATGTTATGAATTTCAATAGATGAAGCTAAACTAGGGGGAATTCCACTTCCTGCATTATCCCCTTGTCTAGGCATGGGAAACAAACCTTTAGCCTCTCGACCAACAGCTACAATGTCCCCGTTATTTAAAGCTGAAACACCTAAGCCTTCGTCTGGACTGTTTACTCGTACATTAAACCCACCAGCATTCGATGAATTAATTAATGTAATTACATATCTAGCCCCATCTCGAAATATAACATCATTAACAGCAATGTCACTACCAGCCCAAGTTCCATTGACTTCAAAGCGAGGGCTACCAGTAAATCCTGTTAAAACAACTGTATAATTACTAGAACCAAGACTAGTAACACTACTAATATTTCCAAATCCTGCAAATTGTTCATTAACAGTTTGCCCCAAAATAAGAAAAGGAAGTATTAAAAATATAAAATTAATTATATATTTTTTCATGTATTTTTTATTAAAAATTAAAGAACACTAAAGATGCACTAGCGCCTAAAGCTGTTGTATAATTTTGAATTTCTATTTCAATATCACCATTAGCTACTGCTGTTACTCCAGGAAGTAAATTAGTCGCCCCTGTTGTTACAGCATATCTTTGAGGATTAACTCTTGTTATGGGTGTAGTGCCATCCCCGTTATTCGCCATGTTTACACCCCATATATGTTTAGGTGGCCTAGCATCAGTACCAGCTGTATTAGTATTAAAAGGTCGAGTACCGCCAAAATTAAATGCTATATAACAATTAGCCCCGGGGTTTTGGGCTGTTGTACTATAAATTTGACCAGATATAATATCTACACCATTCGGAATAGTTACTACCCATTCTGTTGTATTTGTTCGAGCAAATGTAACACCAGCAGCAGTCGCTGTTACAATCATACCATTACCAGCATCATAAGTTGTTTGACTACCACCCCCACCCGGGGCAGAACTAGAACCTATTTGATGTAATACAGTAGGGCCAGCCTGAAATGCGTAACTACGAGCTACTCCAGAAGGAATAACAACAGCACCTATATCAGTTCCGTCAACTCCTTTATAAACACTATGAAAAGTAATAGTTCTATCGGCTCCGCTTGCACTTATATTTATTACATAAAGTTCGCCATTAACGGTATTTGTAGGGGCAGCTAACGTTCTATTATCCGTAATACTTAACAGAGCATAGTTGCCATTATTAGTATTCCATGTAACAGTAGCAGCGTCAGTTAACGTTTGAATAGCTAATTTACCAAAATCAGAAGCAGACATTAAACCATTAACTGTAGTTGTAGCTAAAACTATAATATCTTTTAATGCTTGAAATGCTTGTTTTATAGTTAAATTAGTTAACACAGGTAAACCAACCCCACTAAATGCCCCGAGGTTTACACTACCTTCAACAAGGCCCGTTAAAAGAATTAAATCATCAATACTAAGTATAATTTGCGTTTCAGGTACAGTTAAGTTTTTAACGTTAGCCGTAACTCCTGTATCATTTCCCTTTAAAGTGAAAGATGGCATTTGTGCCAGATCATTGTTTCCTACTGAATTAGTATTATAACTAATAATAGTACCACCCCCACTTATAGTTATATCTCCGTAATCCCCATCTGTTAATAGCCCTCCACCACCACCTGCAACAGAGTTTACATATCGAATCATTAATAACAACACAGAGCCTAACTGTGACCAACCTACATCTATATTAGGATTAGTAATATAGGCTTTAATTAACCCCTCTATATCAGATAATGTAGGCACACCATTAAATACAATAGATTTACTTATAATTTCACGTCCCATTTTATTTTATTTTATTAGTTTGTCTAATTCTCCATTTAATAAATTAAATGAATCAATACCATTTTTAAATAATATATCAATACCTAATGCATAATTACTAAAAATAGTATCAACTTTATAAAGTGTTCCAGTATATTTACCACCTCTAATAATTTCTTCAGTATGACGATAATACATATTAGTATAATAAGCTCTCCAATTATGGAGTTTATTAACTACTATATTAATATCCTTCGTATTTCCGCCGTACTTTATTAATTCCTGTCTAATAGCATTGTTGATTTCAGTATTTAAAGTAATAGTTTCTTTAGAAAACAAAATTACTAAATCATCTTCTATTACATCTTGCTCTAATTTGTCTAAAACACTCACTATAAAGTTATAATAACAATTAGAAATAATTGAAATATACTTAAAGAAAATTTCAGCTTTAATAGGAGAAACAAAATTAACTGAATCTTTAAATTCGTCGGAAGATTTATAAAAATCTAAACGAACTAATAATCTATGTTTTCTCAAATCATTTAGTTCTAAAATTTCTCTGTCTTGTAACCGTCTTAAAAAATAATTTGTTAGACCTATTTGCCAGTTTTTACTCTTAAAAACAATAATTATACTTCCAAAAAATGTAACTAAAAGACTAATAAGAGTAATTTCTAAAGCATCTAAATTCATAATAGTTATGTGTTATATATTAGTTATGGGTCGTCATAGCCAAAATTATTAACAATATCGTCTATGTTAATCCCTGTACATGAGAAGCATTTTTTGTATTCGTCATAATTTATTTGTTCTTTGTATTCATCTAATGTAATACTAGTATAAGGACTATTTACTCTACTAAATAATAATTGTCCAAATAACATAGCTGCCATATACTTTTGCATACTAGCAAAACCTTTATTATCAAATTCTAAATAACATTCTTTTTTTATAATAGATAAAGTTAATGCTTTCACTTTATCCTTTATAGGGAAAAACCCAGTAGCATAAGCAATATTATCAGTTGTAATTACAGGAGGTAAGCTAATCATTACAATTACAATAATCTGTTGATTGTTTAATGATTTGGCTTATTACATACAAATCATCTAAATCAGTTGTACTTAAAGTGCTAAATTGCCAACCAGTTACATAAGAAGAGTTTAACAAAGATAAAAAAGTAAACCACATTAATACAATAGCATTAAAGTCGTATTTAACACTAACATCTTTTCCTTCATCACAACCGCAACCGCAACCGCAATCTACTTCTTCACAAATTAAACTTTTTATTTTTGACAATAAGCAAGATTCAAAACCACAATAAACTATAATTTTAAAATTAGTTCCTACATCTGTATCAGTAAGAGTGTAAACACCATCAGCCAAAGTTAAACTATATTCACCACTTGAAGGTACTATAATAGTTTCTTTTAGCAAAAGCGTTTTATCGTCTTGTAATAACTTAACTTGGACACTTGTAGCTATACCTGTATTTACGGATAAATTAAAAGAACTACAAGATGTTTGCACAATAGTTAGCATAATTAGTTAAATAAGAGAGGGGATAACCCTCTTACGAAAGTTATCCCCGTTAATTAATTTAATTATTCACTAAATTCCCCCTCTGGGCTACCGCCAGAACCTGTTTCAGGAGCTTGAGAAAGCAAGCCGAGAATAGTATCGAAAGTTGCAATTAAACCATCTCCTGTAGCAATTGCTACAATTGCATGATTAATTGTTGCATCTTTTACATAAGCACCTACGTTATGTTCTGTTTTCCATTTGAAGTTGTAAGTCACAAAATTAGTAGCACCAGTGAACATTAATTCAGAAGGTTGTTTCCACCACAAATGTTGTTGACCCATGCTAGCTGATTTTCCACGAGTAGTGATATCAGCTTCTGCTTCAAGTTGAGCTAATTGTGCTAGAGTGCCCTGACCTTGTACAACTGTTACTGAAGTACCATTACCATTTTTCCAAATAGTAGCATTGGCAAATAATTCAGCATAACCAACTTCAAATGCTACACCAAAATCCTTAGCAGTTAATGTGATACCAACATTAACACCAGTATCAACAACAGGGGCTGCAACAACAATACTTTCAACATTGTTATTAATCAAAGCAACCATCTTTGCTACTAGGGTATGTTGTGTTTCGCCAACTGCTACGGGAACTTCATAAGTCAATTTATCTCCAGATTGATAAACCCCAGTAATTTTACTAATCCTCAAAAAAGCTCTAGTATCAGTAACCAGAGTTACAGGAAGATTCAATGAACCGTTACCCGCGCTGTTTTCACCAACAATAGTTACTTGTTTTGCTGGAGCAACATAAGCTGTTTTAAGTTGATGAAAAGCATTACGGTCAATTGGGGCTGTCTTAATCGCAGCACGACCGTCCAAAGAACCGCAGGCAATTACAAACTGCTGTGTGCCTACCAAAGAAGCAGCTAACGTAGCTGCTGTTACTAATACGTTTTCTTCAGTAAATACAGCAATAGCACCAGGTGCTAGCAAATTTATTTCATAAATATTAGCAATAGTTCCACCTCCTGTTTTGGCAGCGTAAGCTACACCGGGTTTTGCTACTACTAAGTTCAAATACTCATTAATCATTTTCTTTGTTTATTAAATTAAAGTTATCATGTTGTTGTGCTTGAAACGCAAGCGCGCAAGCATCACTAACGATTTTAGAAGAAACATGGTCTAATGTGTCTCTTGTTCCTAACTCTGGGTTTTTGTTCATCTCGTAATTAATCATATTAGGCTTTCTATAAAAAACCAATTCTAAATTAAGAGGAACGAATCCTTTAGATTTGATATAAATTTTGTCTCCTTTTAAATATAAAAGAGGGGAGTGTTTGCTACTTTTCCCAAACGGATTTTTTTGTAATCGCCCAAATACTTCAGTATCCGCTATCCGACAATCAGATTTACAGACCTTTAAATTTTCTGTTGTTGCTACACTTTTCTTTAAAACCCTTTCTGCTGCTGACACAGAATCAGAAACTCCAGAACCATAATCAAATATAATATTACTTAATTTATCTGTTTTATCTAAGGTAACGAAGATAAACGAATTAGAAATATAAATATTATCAAATCTTTCCCAGTACACAGCAACTCTCGTACCACTTAAAACACGATTTACTTCTTGAAGAATTAAGTTTATTAAATAAAACTGATATTCCAAAACAACAGCCACACTTGTATGTTGTGCGAGTGTAAATAAATTTATATTAACTGTACTAGTATCGGGTTTTATAAAATCCCCAGAGATTTTAAAAGTCAGATTAGAACTCCCGAACATAGAATTATTAAATGCTATGGCCACAAATTGATAGGATTCCGCAACTTCTTCAAAATCATTTACTGGGTCTGCACAACAATAATACTTTAAATTTTCTGCTAAATCGTTAAAGTAATTGGGGGGTAAAAAGCTATAATAAAGTTCATCATCATCATCTTCCTTATAAACAGGGAGAGAAACTATCTCCTGTAAAGGAGATAGTTCTTCTAACCTGATTGTAGAATTTTTGATTCCGCCTGTCTCACTTCTTATTTCATCTGTTCTTGTTTTTACATAAGATAAATAAGCTTTATTTAAAAACCAATCTATTTCATATATTTCTAAATTACGAAATTTAAATGAAGAAAGTGAGTTGTAGGATAGATCGAACTCTATATGTAATTCTTTTACAGTTTTCATTGACCGTCGATTGCTGCTAACTTAGCTTCTAACGTCATCTTAATTAGCTCGTTTTTAGCATCTTTAAGGAATAAAATAGCTTCGCTAATATTACTTCCGATAATGTTTCCTTCATAACCAATTAAAGTACTCCCCACAGGTTGTGTAAGAATATTACTGTTTATTGCTCTTTGTACAAACGCCTTAGACAACAAATCTTTGTCTTTGACAATTCCCAAAAATTTTGCAGGGTTTTCTTCAGCAAGTTTCGCTAAAACAAGCATATTAGTATCAGCATCTTTCGACACTGTTTCATTATATACATATAATACGCTATTTGCTTTAACTTGGTCTTCACGAAGTGAAATCCTCGCCATTGTTGCAGCATCTTTCATTTTTTGTAAAGTCAAATCTTTTTGTTTTTGTTCTTTTTCATTCCATAGAACAAAATTGATTTTATTCGACTTTCCAATGTCTGCTTCTGTATTGGCTACTCCTGAATATTTTAGGCAATATTTCCACAGAATATAATCTTCTACATTCCTTGGCCGCCATTCTGTCTCACTTAAATGTTCAATAGAACAGTCAAGTCGCTTACCAGTGGCGGGGATAGAAATTGAAATATTACACCAATATTTTTCTAATACTTTATTAAAATCAACAGAAGAAGGGCTAATACCAATTATTTGTGGCATTAATTTGTCTCGTTCTTTCTCATCTTCAAAAATATATAGACCGAGTGGTTTGGTAGTTCCTGCTTTAAATGAAGACCCTATTTTATAGATATATTCATCTGCTGGATTATATCCAATGTCTTTAGACGGTAGTGGACTCTTTTTGTGTACTCTGTGAATAACAATAATACTCTCTACTGTAAAAGGATAAGTTTTTGTTGGCTTATCTTCAACAATATTTGATGACGGTACTGTACCAGTACCTTGATTATTTTGTACCATAATAATTTATAATATTATTTTATACGGTTTTTAAAAGATTAGGAGATACTAGGCAAAAGTTTAAAGCAATGGCTGTCTCTAAAAATTTGAATGCCGCAAGTGGCTAAAAAGTGGATACTCGAAGCATCTTGCTCGGTGGCAAGATTTAAATACTTACCGTTTCCATTATAAGAATCATAACTTTGACCTTTCACTAGAGACATACCTTGTTCCAAACCGCGAATTTCCATCCTACCCTTCTCATAGATATACCTTACATTAGGTATGCCATCATAACGAGATTGGTCTAAGAAATAATATTCGTAACCTGTTAACGGAAGTCCTGTTTCTGGATGTAGCGGTGAGTTATTTGCATAACCACCATTGTCTAACATTGGAAGTTTTTTAATAGTGATTATGTTTCCATCAATATGCTCATAGCTACGGAAATAACCACCAAGGCGCAATCCACCGCCCGCACTTGTAACAAACTTATCACCTACCGATTCAGCAACGAGTTTAAATACACGAGAATCTTTCATTGCATTATCAAATTCGATGAAACCACCTTGCCCGGTGTACATCACAATGTCCCTTTTACCTTTATAATCAGTTGCACCACGGAAAACGTCCCCAATTACGGTACTAATCTTAGTATCAGTAAGTTTAGAATAAGTGTCTTGATTTACAATTTGCTGCATTACCCCCGCACCATAAGGGATAGGTTGGTTTAAAACAGGGTCAAGGTGAGTAATTACCCCATTCTCGTTCCTGTTATATAAGGAAGTCCAAAGATGTTCTTCTTTGGCTGCCATCCACTCAAGCATCTGCTGATATTCGTACCAATCAATAAATAGATTGGTAGTCCCACCTGACTTATTCATCAAACGAAACTCAACAACTTTATTTGAAATATTACCAGCAAGACGGTAAGATTGACGTAGAATAGAAATCTGATTACGCTTCTTACCAGGGTATTGGGAATGACCATAGTTACCTAAGCTATTACTTTGAGTAACAGCTACACCACCAACAGCACTAACAAAAGTACCGGGAGTTAACTCTGTGTAATCCAAGTAAGCATCGTTGGATGCACCCAATAATTGAAATTGATAACGCATGTGACCCCCAACAGGCACAGGTTCACTATAAACCTTAACCATCTTACCGTTAGGTAAACGTGTTGACTGACCATTACGCAGCCAACCATCTTCTAATACTAGAAAAAACGGGGAAAAACCTAAACCAATTTTGTCACCAGCCCCATAACCGTGACTAACAATTTTACTCGTAGTTTTACGTTTCCCAATAAAAGGAAATTCATATTCCACATTATTGATTTCAGTAGCGGCCTGCATACCTCCTTCTTGTCCCATAGACAAGAATGTAAGAGGAAATTCATCCGCCCATGCTCCCATCGTAAATACGATAGATGGAATAATTAAATCTGGCTTTTCCATATAAGCACGAGCCAGACTTGTTTGGTCTGTAAACCTACTTGCATCGAAACCCTCGTTATGTACAATAACTTGACTCTTATAACTCATTGTTAAAAAATTTTAAACTAAATTATTTAATCCAAATTCATCTAAATTTCTAATTCCTTGATTAGCTTTAGGAACTTTTGTATTAGTTACACTAGGTATAACTACTACTTTTTTTCCTAATTTTTCAGCTTGCATGCTTAACGCTTTAACTTTAACCAATGAATCAATATTAAAATCTTTATAAATTAAATAATCTAAAATCAATTGTTTGTTAATATCTAATTCTTCACTTTTAATTTCAACTAACGATTTGTTACCCTTTACAGGGGTACTAAGAAAATTATAGAAATTGTCTCGCTCGTTTTCAGGAATACTAATTAAACCAAGGTTACCATTTTTTACAGTGGCGTTAACTTTAGTCCAATAATCCGTAACTTCCTGATTTCTAGCATCAATTAATTTCTGATTATTTTCGTTAGCCTTCTCCTCATTAGCTTTTTGCCATTCTTTTAATTTACCAAGGGCTTCTGTATATTTATCATTTAGTTTTCCACCAGCTTCATAACTATCAATGATTTCGTTAGCTGTATCTTGTGGGTTACCATATACTTTAGTTAGTAAATCTTTAATGACATTCTTACGATTAGCAACATCAGATTCCGGGTAGGCAACATTCTCATAATTAATTACTTGTGTTTTACGAGTAAAAAATGAGTTATCGTCACCGCCAGCATTTCTATGTAAAATATACTCTTGAATTACAGGAGATTGAGCAAGAAAACCCTCAATTACTTTTTTACTTTTATGTTCAACTACAATGTCATTAATTTTATTTAATGAATCAACAGAATCATCAAATTCAATATCATTACCCGTTTCGTCTTTAAAAGTAATACCGTTATCCCTGTAATATGATAGGAGTTGTTGAGTTGAGCTTTCTGTATAAGAAACTTGACCTGTTTTTTCATCATAGTCAAACGTTCCTTTTTTGCGAACAACTTCACCTTTATCATTAACTAAATCCCCTTTATCATTTACATAAAGTTCGTTACCTTCGTTACCCTCGTTTTCAGGGTCTTTTTTGTCAGCTTCTGCTTTTTTTTCTTCCTCTGTTTTATCTGCTGTTTTGTTCTTATTAGTATCAGCACCTGGTAGAACTTCGGCACCGTTATCTTTATTCTCGTCAACAGGTTCTTTCTTTTTATCATCTGTTGAACCAGGAACAAATTCATCAAAAGGACGAGTTGTACCAGCAGCTACACTAGCTAAGTCAAAATCAAAATTACCATTATCAGGAGTACCACCTCCAACTGGTTTATCTAATTCAGCCATGATTGTTATTTTTTATCAAATTTATTTTTATTCATTTGTGCTATTCGTTCAGCACTTTCCATCTTACGTTTCTCCATTTCTAATTTAGCATTATTAAAACGTTGTTGGTCGTTAAACTTACTCATATCCATTTGACCTTTATTTAATTTCATAGTACGGTCAATATGTCTATCTACGATTTCCTGTGAATCATCTACACCATTTACATCTTTATCGGTTCCAGCGTTAAAACTATCGCTTGTTATTAAAGCAACTTCAATGCTAGTATCAGCTTTTAACTGTTCCCTAGCCATTGCCTGTTTATCTTTATTAACTTGTGTTTGTTGTTTTAATTCTTCTACTTCTCTTTGACCGTCAATTATCTGCTGTTGTTTCTCCAATTCAAAGTTCTTTTGGATAGCATCCGCCTTAGATGCAAGTTCTTTAATTTCTTCAATACTTTTAGAACCAACAATATCAATTAATGTTTTATTGTCTGTGCCATTTTGTGCCATTGGTTGAAGTAATACTTGCTTAACCAATTCCATGTTTTCTCGCTCTTCAAACGAATTAACAACAAAAACATTATATTCAGTTGACATAATCTGAATAGGGTCAACATCCATCATAGCTATTTGCCCATAAGAATTAACAAGAATACCTTGTTTACCTTTAGCAAATGCAAATTTAGCGTAGTCAATTAAACCATTTAACTCTCGTTCAATAAATCTTTCAAATTGTGCAGCAAGATTCTTAGTAGAGACGGTAGAACGATAAACAGCATTTTGTGTGGTGGCTTTGCCATCACTTGCTAATTGTTCGCCGTACCTTTGTCTGTTAAAACCAACTCTATCCCACCACTCATTTTTAATGCTAGTCATTAATGCATACATATCTGCCATATACTTACCCAGGCTCATATCAATCTCTTTCATAGCCTGAATAGCTTGTGCAGCCTTACTGTCTTGTTCATTAAAAAACGCAACACCGAAAGCGTGAATGTTATACATCCATCTATCAACATCCCAACCTTTAATACTAGGTATTAAACCTAATGGGAAGAGCATTAATTTATCCTTATTTCTAGCTAGAGATAATTCAAAACGGTAATGAAGAATATTGTATAAAATCTGGTAAGGAAGTCCATCTTTTACAACTGATTGAATAGTATCAGTATAACTATAACCCCTTTTTACTTGATTATAAGGAAGTTTACATATACTAGTATTATTAACTTCGTTACGTTGGACAAGACAAGGGCCATAATATAAATATTCGGTGTGTTTAACACTATCTACTGTATGATTATTATTAGTAGTTTCATAATTATCAACCAATCTATAGATTTCCCATATTTCATTTTCCCAAACCCATTCAATACTAACATCACCTTTTTCAGTTTCTAAAACATAAGTTTCATCAACTTCCATTTTCTCTTCCCCAAAATCAGTTTTGTATGTTAATTTTCCTCTTTTGGTTAAAGTCTTCCATACTATGTGTTCAACTATTAATGTACCGTCATAAGGTACATTATAATCAACCCCATTTACAGAGGTGTTCCAACCTCGTGTTCTATCAATACCATTAGATAACCCTGTACCTAAATTAAACTTGGTACTGTTTGTTGGGTTAATTTGTGATAAATAATCTATCTGGGCGTCTGATAAACTCTCTCTAAATCTATCTATAATTGTGTTAGGTGCCCAATATCGGTAAGCAACACAACCGGCACAATCTTCAAGATAAGGTGAACTTTCATCCCAACCAACACCTATGATATTAGATGGATGAATTGTTTCATAAATAACATCGTCGTGATTAACAGTTTTAAAAGTAGCAGGACGACCGCAAACTAAATAATCATAAAAGAGTTTTTGTAGTTTATCAGACAAATTCTGACTACGTTTAACTCTTTCAAGAACTACTCTAGCATCCTTAGTTTTTTTAGCATTATAATTTAATAAAACACTACTTTCTATTTCAGCTATATTTAAATCATCCTTAGCTTTGTCCCCTGTTAATCTAGCAGCAAACATACTGCGTATGCGATTATTTACTTCTTCATTTATCCCCTCTTTTATCTCATTCACACTGTCAGCATTACTACCAACAATTATTTGATTGATTGGTGTTTCTTCCCTCTCCCCGAGCAACCTGTCAATAATAGGTTTAATAATATCGTAGTTTCGGACTTTAGCCGGGTATTTCGTATAAGAAGCGTTTTTAGTATTAAAAGGATTTTCTACATACTTATAATCTTCACTAACAAGGTTACCATCAGCTATTCTATAAAGTGAATCTATTTCTGTTCTATTATTAAAACCAAAACCAGCGTTACTACTAAAGAACTCGGCATTTGCGATTATCCAATTGGGAACTTTATTTCCTTCTTCTATTTTTAGCTTATCATCTAGAGATAGTTTTTGAAGCGGATAAATGTTATTCGTCATTGTAATACATTTTATACTATTATTTTATTAGTTTATTAGAAAAAATCTCTATTCCAGAAATCATCGGCATTTACATTTGTATTAGCCTCAAGATTACCTACAAAATTTTTATCAATTGCTTCTCTTTCAGCGTATGCACCAATAATAGCAGCACTAACACAGTCAAAATTACCTTTAGTTGTCCACATGAGCAACTCTCTAATAAAACGCCTACTCATCAGGTATTCCGCAAATATATAAGGTTTATCAAAATCACTTCCTGAACTCACTACCCAACCCAACATATCTCGAAACAATCTAGCACCTTCTGCTTTTCTCCCTGCGTTTTTTGCAATACTAAAACCAAAATTTCTACCAGTTTTTCCTGCTAATTCTTTTAATGAAAACAAATCAGGTTCAGGCATTAAATATTTAGTAGCTTTCCAATGTTTAAAATCTTTAATTACGTCCCCCCTATCATTCTCAAAAGCTAAACCTTCTATAACATTATAACGCTCACAAAGATATAATAATTGTCTGTTATATTCTTCTGTAGTATTCGGACGACCAATCCAAGTAGCTACGATTCGGCAACCTCGACCAGGAGTTATATTATTAATTCTTTCATATACTAAAGCAGCCCCAGTAGAATCTCGCATAGTAACTTCGCCGCCTTCCCCGTCTTTATCCGTAGCATAAGGGTCATGCCAAATACCATAAAGCCCAGCAGGAACTTCAAATTCTGTTCTATTATCGTAATTCCTTTGTATTACAAAAGGAGGTGTGTACTCAACAATACAACCATGCATATCATAGTTGTCAGGTAGTAATGAATTTACATCATATAGTTCAGGATGTGTAGGTATGCCTAAAGATTCTAATTCTTCGTTAGAAGTGAATTTAACTTTACCCTGTACTTTATCATAACGTCCGCATCTACCAAGACTACTATATAGAGGGTCACGCTCCATTCTGTCTAAAGCGTCATTTAATATTTTAGCATAAGGAGAAAATATATTATTACTTTTCCGGAAAAGAGCTTTACTAGGTTCTGTTACACGTTCAGCATCCCATCTTTCAAAATCGTCTGGGTTACTGTTAGTCTTTTTTTGTTGTCTTTTTCTTTCGTGTATTTCTTGTGCACTTTCGTACAAAGAATTACCGTGTGAATCCATCCCACCTCCTTCATAATTCATTAAGTGAGAATAAAACATACCACATGCTGTACCTTTTTTACCTGTATCAAATACATTATCAAAAGGTAAACAATTCGCACTAAGAGGCTTGTAAAAAAAACTAGCAAAATCTTGATAATCAGCTTCATCAGAACCGATAGTGGCCCAAAAAGTGTGCTGCCCTACGACATATCCACCTGTTTCAGCAGTGGAACTAGTAGCTTCATATGTTTTAGCTAACAAAGGATTACTACCACTTTCTTCCCATTTAAATTTCTTTGCTTTAATACCTCTCGCAACGTCTGGATTATCTTTACAAGTTAAAGCTAACACCGAACTAAAGAAACCCTCTTTCGTACCATCTTTAAGTTTATAACCTGAAATCAATTCTTTTGTAGTGTCAGTAAGTCTTTCTTTAGCCCAGTCAGTATGCTTATTAATAAAGTCTGAATATTGCTTAACCATATAAAACAATTTGTCTTTCTTGGTTAAGTATTTCTCATCATAAGCAATTAGAACTGTATTACTACCTGGAATTAAATCATAAGTATTGAAAGCATCCCAACCCCCTACGTAACTAAAACCCTTACGACGGGCTTTGAACACAATCATATCCATACCGATACGACTAGCAAAATTATCAGCTACCCAATAGTGGTAGTGCCCGTCCCAGAAATCAGGGAAATCATAAATACTATCAGCAACTTCGTTTTGTTTCAACCCTTGTAAAAGATTGTCCAGCTTAATTTGATTTTCAACCCCGCTTGCTATCTCAACACTTATACTATCTTTTACTGTTAACCCTTTTTCATCAGGGTCTTTAGTTCTATTTATAGGCCCGTAATTCAAATGCCCGTACATAGTCCCCGGAATCCAAATATTGATTAAATCTTTATTACTTATTCCCCCACCTTTTTTAGTAGCTATTGGAAGTGTAATTCCATATAATCTTCTATATTCTTCCCTATCCCACCATAGTTTCCAATTACGGGCGTCTCTAACAGGGTCTAAATCATTATATTTTCCGTATTTCTTAAATTCATTAGCAGCTTTACTAATTATTTTAGTATTGTAAAATTCGATAGTATCATCCCATTTATACAATTTGTATTTTCTATAATAATCAGCAACGAATTTTAATGATGTAGAAGGGTCATTCATTTTAATTTCATCACCAAAATTCATATCAAATACTGTTGTCATAACTGTTCATTTAACATAAATAAAAATGCCCAGAGCATAAGCCCCAGGCACGAAAAACACATAATCCCATGTGTCTATTGTTTTTTGAATAGATTAATTATAAATTTAACCCATTTAGGTACTTCATAAACTAATGCTACGATTCTTGTTTTTACTTGCAGAATCCGTTCTTCTTTGTTAGCATCTTTTACGATAACTTCTATAACATGTCCTGACAATTCATCCACTGTTTTAATCACGGCCTCAATAGGTGGTTTTGTAATACCATTTGGGTATACTAATACCTTTCTACCAATATCAGCTAATGTTGCTTTAGTCCCTGTTGTTGAAATTACTTTAATCATTGTTTAATTATATTTAATTAATTATTTTTTATAAGTGCCTAGTGTGCCAGCTTTCTTACGATTATATTCACGTTGATACAAACGTAACATAGCTTCTTCTATCGCTGTAATAGCTAATGAAGTTTCATGTGAAGCTAGTTGACCAACATTAACAGAAACTAAATGTTGCCTACATACTTCAAGTAACTGTTCTACTAATACACCGTCTTGTTTAGGTAATGTATTTTCTTCTGTCACAATAGAACCACGAACAAAATCAATATCTATCACTTTTCCTGATAATACTATTCCTTTTCCTTCTTCTACTGAATATAAAGGAACAGCGTATTGATGTTCTGCTAACTTTTCTACAATTGTCTTGTCACTCATTGTTTAATTATTTTTAATTGTTTTATTTTTGTGCCACTCAAACAGTTTTTTAATATCAGCTTTCTTATATTCGATATTATAAAATTCTGGTGGCAACTCTATTCTTTTCCCGTTAATCAATAAGGGTTCGTAATCTTCATCGAGTTCAGGTCTTAAATGAACTAATACTGCGCCTTTAAATTCAAAGTTCCAACACTCACACAAAAACCCATAACCACTTAGCTGTAAAGTATAACCATTTCCTTTACTCTTCTTTATGTGTTTTAAAGGGGCTAAAAACCTTTCATCTTTTTCAACAAATTCAGAAGTTTTTACTTTCTTAGTTCTATCTTTATTCCAGTCTTTTTTGTAGTACCCTGACCTAAATTCTAATTTATGTTTATTAGTTTTCCAATCAAATATAACTATCTGTTTCCCTTTAACTAGAAGCAAATCTATTGTACCTGCTATCTTATAGTAAGAATTGTAAACTCTTTTTTCAGCATATAATATCCAACTATTCTTAATGTAAATCTCTAGTTTTTCATAAATAGCTTTAGGTAATTTATTTAAATCACTTTCTTCTAATTGTTTTAAACTAGTAATCTTTAATCTAAACCCTCTTGATTGTATATCGTGTATCTTAATGGTTTCAGTACTATAAACACTATTTATTGCTCCTTCTAGCTGTTCGTGTCTTTCTGTTCCCCAGATACAACTTTCTTCTGTTGTGTCTTCCCACTCTTTAAGAATTTGCGCGTAGGATACGCTAGTTGATAATACACCACATTGTAAGGCAGGAATACTGTATTTACAGTCAATCCCCCTTATCTTTACACTTATTTGTCTATTAGCAGCGGGTTTAACTATATAGCCGCTTCTTTCTAAAGATTTATACCAAGCCCAGTATTCAGAATCAAATTTGGGTTCTATCTGTGATAAAACCTGTGTCATTGAAGTATAAACTTCATTGTACTCATCAGTATATTTATGATGTTTTACATCAAATCTTATATCTCTAATTTCACTTTTCATTATGTATCTTTTGGCATAATAATATAACCTGGTTTCTCTCTGCCTCCAAATCTCTTAGAACCTACTCTTTCTATTTGTTCCTTATACTCTTCCCGTACTTTCAATTCTAATTTTTCAATATCCCCAATAGTCTTAGCGATATTATTTACAATATTAAGTAAATCTCCAATATTGTTTTTAATTGCGGAATTAAAAGTGTTTATTTGACTAATAACCTTACTGGTTTCTATTGTATCATTTGATTCGGCAGCCAATTCTGTTAACTTATCTATATTAAGTTTAAGAATTTCATTTTGTTTAGTAATATCTACTAAAAAATTAGTTGCTTGTCTTAAAGTTAATTTAGCTGTAATTAAAGCTGAAATACTAGGTGATAAATTTTGTTGTATCTCAACATATTTATCAATAGCCGCAACAACTGTTTTATTAGTAACTAAACTAGGAAACACCCCGGATTCCTTTATAGCTTTAATGCTTCTTTCTTCTTCTTGATACCCTGCCAGCCAATTTTCACCGCTCCAATCTGCCATAAAAAAAACGTACAATAATACAGAACTATTGTACGTTTTACTTTCTATCAGAGCTTTAAATTCGGGAGTACCAAGTATATAAGAATTAGAAACTTCAATATCATTAGTAGTTTTATTTATAGTAAAAAGTTTCATTGTATTATACTATGTATTTAGTATTATAATAGAAAGCTGTATAAACTCTTTCTATTATTGTTAAAAGAAACCATTATTGTCCTTAAAATATTAACTTCAGGAATACCTTTACTTCTAGCTTTTTCTATAAAAGAAAAAGCCTCCTTAGCATCAACAGGGCTATTCTGAATATAATACGTCTCCCATTTTGTCAATAGGAGGGCTACATTCAGCCCTTCCAAAGTTTCCGTTCCAATATCTACTGTTGTCATTGATAATATCCAATTTAAAATTCAATGACGCAAAGATACTGCTATTATATGATAAGTCAATAACTTTAGCTATATTTTTCTTTGTCGCTTCTTGTTTTTGTCTATCAACTTTAGCAGCTAATTTGTTAGCTTTCTTTTCAGCAAAGAACTCTTTTAAATTGTCTTGACGTTTGCTGCAATCTTTGTGTTTAAAAGTACCTAGTCTTCTAAGTTTAAAAGGACTACCGTGTAAAACACATTGAAAGCCGTACTCAAACACACCTATTTTTATAATTGTTAAGGCATCCGCAACGCTTAAATCTAAACCCGTAGCCTTTTTAACGGCTGCCCTTCCTTTAGAGGTCAAATTAGCCAAATCACTAAAATCCACTACATCCTTTTTAAATTCTTTCTCTTTCATTTAATCTAACTATTGAATATACTAATATGGAGCAAATATGCAGGAAAAAAATGGAACTACAAAACATGTTAAGGTTAATTTTAAGCATGTAAAAAATTGTAGAAATTTTAAAAGAGTTTATCTTTGTGTTTCAAACTTTGTCCGGTAATACGCGTGTGCGGGCATACGTACACGCGCCCGCACACATTAAACCGCAATTATATAGAAAAATTATAATAATTATATAATATATAATATAGATAATAATATAAATAATAATATAATAAAGATAAAAATAAAAAATAAAAATAGTATTTATAAATAAAAACATTTTCCCTGTAAAGATAAAGATGTTGTAAAAATAATAACAGTTTTCTTAGAAGTGCATAGATATAGAATTTAAAATTTAATACTGTTAATAATACTGTTAATAATATAGATAGAGTTATTACTGTTACGGGTCTTCCAAATGAGAAATCAGTTATAATAACAGTATTAATTTTAAATTAACATCTTATCATTTACTGGGAGAATTTAAAACAATTAAAATTAATTATGAAAGAAGAAATTAAAGATTTAGGAAATACATCCATCGCAGATGTAAAGAAAACAACAAGTGATGTTGAAGTCTTTGGTAATGGTGACGCTTGGTTATTAATTTGTAAAGCTAGTAGTAAATCTCAAGGTTGGATGAAATCTACTAAAGCCATGGAAATTAAAGGTCAAGGTTGTTTAGTTCAAGTAACAACAGAACATCGTAGTAATGGTTTGACTCAAGTAACAGCGTGTAGTGATTCCGTTACATTTGTACCAGGTGTTAGAATAGATACAATAACAGATTGTTCTAATGTAATAGAAAGAAAACTTGTTAATATGTATCCTATGATATCACCAGTAAATCCATCGCTGACTGAAATAAAAGAAAAAAATGAGAATGATGATATAGTTGCTAAACCTTTAGCCTATATTGGTGAATCTGATAAAACAACAAGAATATTAGACAAAAAAATCTAAATAATTATGGGAACCACAAATGCACAGTTAGTAAATAGTCTTACAAACTTTAGATTAAAAATCGATGAATTATATAAGAATCTACTTCTACTAGAAAGTAGTGAATATATTATTGATAGATATTGATACACAAAGATTCAAAATTAACATGCTCGTTCAGTTTGCTTATAAAGACCTTTACGATGCTAAATCGTGGTTAGGTTGGGAACTAGGTAGAATGAGGGATAGCATTTGTGTAGCAAGTGACGGTATTTAATATTTAATAAAATAAAAAGCTGGTATGATTCATTTCATACTGGCTTTTTTAATAAAAACAACAATGGAATTTTTGATGGAATCGTTAAAAAATATATTAATGTGGTTATCTGTATTAAGTATCCCTTTTGACATTTTTATTATTTATTTAATTTTATTTAAACTGAAAAGTAATAAAGACGATAGTAAAAAGAATGAGGATGATATAGAAAATACAGAGGCATATCAGAATATGCTAGAAAAGATGAAGCGGAGAATAGAAGAACAAGAAAAATATGAGAATGGTACTAATTACTTTTAAAACAAAATTAAATTAATTAATTATGATAAAATCATATAGAAAAAAACCGGTTGTAATACAGGCATTACAATTTACTGGTGATAATTATAAAGAATGTAAAGCGTTTATAGGTGATAATTATGATAACACATTGGATTATCCAAATATAAAAACATTGGAGGGAACGATGGCAGTTGACCGATGTGATTATATTATAAAAGGAGTTAATGGAGAATTTTATCCTTGTAAACCAGATATTTTTAGAAAAACATATAATTCTGTTGATAGATTAACTTTCAAAGAAAAATTAGATGATATTGTTAAATCAATGAAGGTTTGTATTAACCGTTTTATAAATGATAATTTTTACTTTTAATTTAATTAAACGAAATAACAATGGGAATAGGATTAATTATTTTGATAGCTTTATTATTATACTTTACAATAGGTGGTATTCTAAACTCTAATACAGAATTAGGTAACAATTAAAAAGATAGGTACTGATGAAACTAAATAATACGAACTAAGAGACGATGCTTATGGTATGATGATTGCTTTAAATTATTTATATTATAAGTATAAACTTAAAAAAGGTGATGAAACGTGTTTGGGGAAATAAGAGTGTAGAATTTCCTTGTAAAGAAGTTTTAATAGTAAGTGAAGAGGAAAAGGAAGAAATTGAGAAGTATTTTGATGAAGAAAATAATTAAAGTACTAAAATAAAATAAAAGGAGTGTAAATAAATTTTTTAGTATAAATTAAAATACGAATAAAATGTCATTAACTTATAAAGAAATTTATCAGCAATTAAAAGATGAAAAAATACCTTATGGAAAATTAAATCCAGTTAAAGGGGATATTATAAAAAGTAGACAAACTGGAATGATATTAGAATGTAATGGAAATCCTTATGGACATGAAAATACATTTGCGGGTACAGTTAAAGAACAAGGAGATGGGAAATATCCAGTAGGACATTATAGTTTTAATTGGGATAATTCAACTTTTAATTTTAAAGTTGTTAATTAATTTTTTGGTAAAAATTTTTTGATGGAAGATATTACTTGCGTGAGGTACCCTAATCAATAAGCCCCTACTAAGTTTTGAGAAACAATACCCCCGTATCATGTTTCATCAACCATTTCTCAACCTTTAATTAATAATCTCATGTCTGGAAATACTACTACAACAGTAAAGAAACTTAGTGATATGGATAACTATATCTTTGTTCTCGGTAGCTATGTCTATCAGAAGAAAGATGGTGTTGTACTTCCAGCACGTCCAAGAAACAGTTAATTATATGATGCTGCTTGTATGTCTATAATACGGCAGCATCATTAATCTTATCACAATGGAAATATCTAACAACAACTACAAGGGCTCAGGTTGGGACATTATAATTATTGTGCTACTTCTCATTGGGCTTACCTTGTACACAATCAAGTGTAATTTCTAAGCACGAATCGAGTAGAACTATTGATGTTAATTCATTGATAGTTCTATTAACCACTTGTCCACAATCATAACCACCAACTAAGTTTTGAGTTAGTGATAAAACAATTATGATTAGGCCAATTGTAATTGAGTGTAAGCCCGCTTAGCCCGTGGCTAGAATATCTGTAATAATAACGGGCGATGAACAATGATTATCACTTCACTAATTCACTTTGGATATGTTCATGGGATTATAATTTGTAGTACAGTTGCTATACTGAATAGACAAGCTACTATTAGTAGTGTTCGACCTTTAGTAAGTATGGTGACTGTACTTTTAATCTCATTATCTTTTACAGGGAAATCTTTCACCATTAAATAATAATCATATGGCACAACTGTTTATTGGTATCATTGAAGATACTAAAGGTAATGTATTACATGAACATTTTGCTGAAAATGCAGATGATACATGTCACATTGATATTTGGGATGATGAAAAACCAATCATTCAAGGTGAGTTCCGTAAATGGCATCATGTTGAAAGATTGGTTCAAGAAGAACATCCTACGTTAAGAACAATAAGATATGAAGCAGGTAATGTTTCTGCTAAATGGCTTATTAATGTCTTATCACGTAAATAAATGCTTAGTCGGTTTCAATTCTTATAAAGAGCTACAAGTAACATTGTAGTTCTTATTTGTTCTCTAACCACAATCATAACCACCAACTAAGTTTAGGATAGTGATAACATGTTGTTACTGTCCATTACCGTTTCACAATTTTAAACGTTTTACTATTATGACTGCTGAACAATTCACAGCGTTCCTTGCTAACCTTTCTGTTGGCACATTCCTGAACAAGACAGCTTATGCTGGTCTTACTGCTGACCAAAAAGCTGATTATGATGTTAGGGCATCTCAAGTTGCTATGGCTTTTAGGGCTAAGAATCCAAATGGTCTTACCGTTTCTTTCCCGATTGACAATATCAATACTACTGAAAAGGGTGTTGCTATTGTTGTTCATCCTGCCGTTGCACCGACGAAGAACAAGGTATTCCAGTACGCTGGTAACTACGTTGCTAACATGACCAAGAAAGCTGGTATTCCTGATGTGGCTACGTTGAACCTCATTCACGCATCCTCGTTGGATGATAATTACCTTCAAACTACATTCGTTGTAGCTATCAAAGGTGAGAGTTACACCAATCGTTCTACTGGCGAAATCAAGCAGTACGAATCAACTACGCTCCGTAATGTAGATGATTCGATTGTACTTGGTGTCACCGCAAAGAACATGCTGAAGGAAGTTGCTATGGATGAACTTCGCAATGCTATTCGTGGTGCTTCAAAGTCTGTTCCAATCAATCGCAATCGCATTGCTGTTGATGCAGAGCCAGAAGTGGAACACAACGAAGAGCCTGCTGCTGAAGAGCAACTGTAAGCTGTAATGAATAGTGTGTGATTGCCTCAACGGTAGTCGCACACTATTTTGTTTTATTTCCAAAGTGAGGACGTAACTAATTTAAACATACATCAACAATAATAACAATAATGGCAGATAAAAAGACATATCAACAAAAACTCTTCAGTTCAATTGAATACCTGATTCAAAACGGCTTTCGTTGTAAAGACGAGTTTGGAGAGTTTTTGAATGAAAGTGATACAAATGATATTCTAATGGATATGGGGCTTGAAAGAGTTACTCACATTAAAACAGAGTACCAAAGAGTCATTGATGAGAGACAAGAAACTCTTAATAGTATTAAGCCTGTTTTTAACAGGGTAATGCTGACAACGGGGCTGGGGCATTTGAAGATGAGGGGTGGGAAATGTTTAATTGGATAATTTAATTACTTTAACAATAGGTTGAAGTGAGGGTTTTTCTCGACGTATTAGGTAACGGTGGGAAACTGCCGTTACTTTTTGATTTAGATTCTTTTTAGATTTTTTATGACAAAGAGGACGGTGTTGACCGTGAGGCTGGGGCTACAAGCCTTAATAGCCTTATTAGTAATATACCATTTAATAAATAAGATATATTACCGATAAACCTTTTTATATAAATCAAATCTCTTTTACTCCTTTAAAACCTAAATAACAATAATGATATGTTGAGTATTTACGGTTCTCCACCGACCTCAACTGAATGAGATTACCCTCGTTCCTTTTCTTTCCTTTTATGGCTTTTCAAAGAACTTTACTCGGGGTTAGAGGGGTAATACTCTAACCACTTTTTCAATCTCTCAAAACGCTTTAAAATCCTTTTTAAACCCAAAAACAAATTCAATTAACACAATTGAATCAACAAATAAAAAGATAACTATACTAACAGTATATACTACTATTAATATAGTTCCTCCACCATCAAAATCAGTAATATAAAATATTTAAGCATGTTTTACTTTGTTGTGGCTATTGCTAATTTAGTAATTCTTAAACAAAGCACTTCTTTAGGTGAGACAATATTTTTGCCACAGCAACAGTAGGCTCAATTATGGGAATGATTGTATTTCATCCAAATTGGCCATCAAAACCAGAATAACCCTAACAAAGATTTTCATGGGATTATGAAGCCTGTTTGTATCAGACATAAGACTACGATAACAACAGAATCCAACGATAGCCTTCAAATACTACAGTAATGTAGGGCTAATTGTTTTGAGTTATTGTTACCTAATGGTACAACAGGTTTCTTTTTCTTTTATTTAAAACATCGCCGTATTTTTCTTATAGTTTTTGCAGGCACAAGAAAAACTATTAATACAGTTGCTATTGTGAAAGATATTGAAACTATTACATAGTAATGGAATCATGTAAATCATAAGTAACAATAGTGACTGTATTTTTCACCTCTTAAATAACAAATCAATGACATTAACAATATCACAACATCCGTCTGGGGGGTTTATTTTAAACATACCAATCATACAACAAATGGTAATACGCACATTTGAACCATTTAAGACATGGAATAATGGTAATTCAATACCACTTACAGTAGAAATGGAATTTTCAAGAGAACCATTTAACAGAGACTTAGACTACTTTGAAATGTGGGTGAAAATGACTGCATTGGCTTCAAGAACTGCTGATGCCAGTAATTTAGTCGTTGTGAGAAAATAAAATGGTCAGTTTCTAATCATTAAAAACATGTCAAATGCGATGTGCGCAGACATCTAACATAGTCTTAGTACAACAGGTTTCTTATCACGCTAATTAATTAAAATCATGTTCAAGATTAAATTTAATAATAAAACAGAACTAAGAGAGTTTGCAGAAGATATTCTTGGTCATAACTATAAGATAAATGGCCTAATATTAGAAATCGATGATTCTCATGGTCAGACAGTAACATCTGTTATGGCAAAATATTATAATGGTACGTTGGTTGAAGAAAACAACCAGGCCAGTTAAGGTATAATCTGGCACACATCTCTAAAGTAGGAATTGAGATGTTTAATATAAATATAGTACGGTTCAATCCCGTCTAATACTGATTACTATAACCATAGTACATTCAGTAGTATTTATAAAAGGTTCCTGCACCGTGCGTCTTACGGTATCTAAATGTCTAAGAGTAATTAACTTAGACTAAATCATATCACAGTTTAGGTACGCCTATTAACTCCAAAATGGAGACGAATTAAAAACAGGAGGACAAAGAATCAATGACGATTGATTTGCCCTGTTTTTATTAATATAAATAATTCAAATTTAGATTATGTTTTAACATGCCCCAGTAATGGAGGATGTAGGCTGATTAAATTCAGATAAGTTATAGTTTACAGAATTGTGTTTTAACACAATTCTTGATAATCCAATACTATAACGATGGCATCAAGTTGGATACTTGGATTTTGTATAAGCGGGGGTGACTGACAGACGGTTGCTGATATTAGGTTATACAATCTTATTCAATTTTGTAAAAAGCTATTACTTCATTGAAATTGTGCAGCCACAGTAATGTGGTAACATTATATATTAAACCAATAAAATCCTTGTAATTATGATTAACTATAAGAAAGCTGTTAAAATTACAGCATTTATTATCGGAATAGCTGCAATTATTTTATTTTTAACTACAAATAATCTAAAAGTAGCTATATTAGCTGGTATAATTTCTGTTAACTTTATCCATAAACAAATTATTAAACTTCATCATGTCAACTAAAATAAAACCAATACAACTGTGTACATTCCAGGGTCATATTATGTTGTTGTGTAAAAACCATTACAAATACAATGACTTTTTTGAAGCCCTTAAAATGATATGGGCTGTTAGATGCGGTTATGACTATACATTGACATCAAAAGATGCATTATCTTATATAGCAGATGATTTATATGATATAATAAGGAAATGTCAACCGGAAAAGTTACCTTATTTGATGGAAACAATCCATAAAGAAGTAACAAATCCAGCGTTTTGTAAACCTACAATGACACCTATCGAAGCTATCATTTGGGAATATAAGAGTATAATTCATAGAATGCAGATAAAAGAACTTATTGAGGAAAAATACGAACCTATTATCCTATTACCAAAACCTCAAGGTAGAATATTTAATCGTATTCTTAGAGGTAGCGGTAAACATACGGATTATTACACAATTACCGAAGCTGATAACAACAAAACATTGAGTTAATCTGAACTATCCTTGTTTGGATTAATTCAATGATTTTGTTTCTGAATAAATGCTACGAGAACACTTATTATTTATCAAACAATTAACCATTTAAAATTGTAACGGATATGCAATTTCAACTAACTCACGACTTTAGGAAACAGACCGTTGAGGTGCTGTTTACAGCACAATTGTTTAAATACAATGTTGTTAAAGCATTTGAATCAACATTTACACGAATTGGTGGAACAATGGATGATAAAGGTCTTTGGACATTTCCTTCTTTTGTCTCTTCATCATTACTTCAGGAAATTATCAAAAATACTTGTTTTGTATGTGGCGGTTTAATGAAAGACTCCACGGCTATGTTACAAGGGGAATGTTATGTAGAATCATATGACAATTTTGTTAACACTTATCAAGGTGTAATTAAGCACCTTAATAACAACGACACAAAGCAGATAAAAGTAAGAAAATGTTCATCTTGTGGACATTCTCATACATAATACAGGTTGCAATCTTAATATTAAACCATGACTGATGGTTGGAGGTAATATACAGTTAGTCGAAGCAACTATTCTTATTGGATAGGAAGTAGCGGGCTTAAATAACTCTAATACGGATTAACTACTGATAAAATAATCTCCCAGTAAATTGTAATCGATGGGAGATTGAATCAATTACAACAACAAACAAAACAAAACTTATTCTTATTAACTAAGTAAGTCTTTACAATAGGCTATTTATATGCTTAAATTCTTGGGCAATCTGATTACAGGTAAAGCATTGGATAATAAGATAAGTTTTGTTTTGTTTAAATTAAATAACATGGAACAAGATATAATAAAAACTGTAACAATTGTTTATGAAAACAAAGCAGTAACCCTAGAAAAAATATTACAGGATATTGATAAATCATACGGATTACAAGATTATAATATCACAGCTTTTAAACCTGATTTCGTAATAACACTAATTAATAAGATTATTGAATACGAAAAGGAAAGAAAAACAAAATAACATAAATAAACATCTGGACACACTATTTTACTAATTATACATACTATTAAAATGAAACTATTTATTTTAGTTATTTTTACTATTTTCTCCACCTTATCTTTTACGGGGAAAACACAATGCACCGTTGATTTAGGTCAACGTGATGTAACTAATGACCAAAATGTTTACCAAATCAGTTTTAGTGAGTTGCCTAAAAATACCTGCTATCCCTTAGTAGATAGTCATTATATCGCTATTACTGTTTATTGTGAGGGTTACACGGAGAAACTAACGATGGCTTCAACGGACACTCTTAAAATAGAAATAAATAACAGCGTTATTATTTTTATGCGTGTCGTTTGGGTAAGACCCAATGGTAGTAAAAGTGTTACTATATATCCACCGTTATGTTTAAATGACGGGGCAGGCGAAGATTGTTTTAACATTATTGAAGATGTTATTCCACCAGCATCACCTGTTGTACCTAGTATTACATTAGAGAACTATGTGATAACAAGTAACATTCCCGGTGTACTAGTAGTAGTAACATATCCTTCTTATACTCCTATTTTAGTAATAGATTTTGCTCAACCTTTTGAGTATAATTTCCTGTTTACAACACCCCAATTAATTGGATTACACCGTATTTATATGGTAACCAGTAGCCAAACTTATGATTTAGGTGTTGTAGATTTTTAAAAATAATACAATAATGCCAGGCAAGAAATACAATAGTAGTGACGATAATAATGACGATAAGCAACATAATGATAACGAATATGTTCCTACGGTTTATAACTGCATCGTATGTTTAGATACAGAACGAGTTAAAGAGGGTAAAACAGAAATAGTCTGTCCTTATTGTATGCCGATGCTTGGTTAACATTTTTGTTAATTTCAATTGATTTAAAATTACACTCGAAAGAGAAAATAATTGTCCTATTATATAGGAATAAACGACTATCATCTGACCCTTGTATATAGCAAGGTAAATTGGATATATCCTTTAAAATAGTCGTGATGGCAGCCAGTTGGATACTGGCGTTTAATATATCGTAAAAAGAGAAGCTCAAAGTTTGTACATTAAGGCACGAGTACAATTGCTTGCAAAGTTCTTTGGTATGTTATCCTAATATAATTATATAAAGTACACATATGATTATATATTGTGCGGAGACTACAAAAGAGTAGTCTGTTATTAAAAATTAGCGAGGACGCAAAAGACCAGCTATACAGTCTGACTAACTGTTGATTATGTTGAACCTCATTTAAAAGTCTATGAGGCTGCTGGAATAGATATACTGCTGGACAGCAGTAATGAAATGTTCTTATTAATTATAGAACTATAAGTTACAAACTTAGTATTATAACAGACAAGCTGTTTATAGTAAATATCTTGTAGGGATAATAGCTGTTACTAAGAGTCATGTTTATCAGTATCATTAATAACTGTTAAAAACTAATTGTATAATTACATAACGAGGGTTATGTTGAAAGGTCTGCTTCTTTAATGACCACGATAGATTATAAGTCCGAGCATAAAATCTATTTATACAATTAGATGTAATACCATAGCGTTGATGTTTGAAAAACTAACGGAGTTGTGGTATTACTTCTTTTTAAACTAATTTAATTAACAATTAACAATTAACAATATTAAACTTAAACCAGTTATGGAAAGTAAAATGAAATGTAAAGTAGTTATGCTTGCTACTAATAAAATTCAAGCAAATGGTATTCAAATTATTAAGAATACTGGAAGATTACGTTTACCTATTACTGGCGCTGAATTACGAAGAATTGTAAATAATAATACAAATTGGAAACCACAACATCTTTATCTTATTTCTAATGAAGAAATTAAAGATGGTGATTATTGTGTTTGTGTAAAAAAATTTGGTGTTTTATTTACAGATGGTACTGAACATAAATTTAATCAACTTATTAAAGTTGAACATGAAGCGTATTATCAAGTAAATAAAACTGATTACAAAAAAGTAATAGCTACTACTGATACTACTCTTAATCTTCCACTTATACCTCAATCATTTATTGAAAAATATGTTGAAGTTAACGATAAGATTGATGAAGTTATGGTTGAAACTGAATTAATTGAATCTGACAAATTCTGGTTTAAACAGTTTCCTGATTCTGTACACGATAAACATTACAAGGTTAAAACTCGAAAAGATAATACTGTTATTATCTCTAAAGTTAAAGATATTTGGAACTATGATGAACATTGTACTGATATGCAGTATTACATGGAATATTGTCAATCAAATAGTTATGTTACACCACAAAAATGGTTAGCAGAACTTAAACATTATTAAGTTATAAAAGATTTATTTTATACACAATTTGATAATAATCTATTTTGGATTATTGGTTATGATTATCTTGATAATAATGATAATGTTTGGAAAAATATAAAATATCTTATTAAATATACCTTGAAATTTGCTTGGATTGCTAAATGTAATCCATTTAAGGTTAAATCATTTAAAAATGATAGACCGCCAAGGTATCAATATATGAGAGTATTTTATGTTACAAAATCGTTAACTATAGATAACATACCAAAAGATACTTATTTTATTGGAACTGTTACAAAAGAAATAAGAGAAAAAAGAAATTCTCCTTATACTGTTGAACAATTACAATGGAATATGTGGAAATGGCTAACTTATTAATTTAAAAATCATGAATTTAATATTATCTAAAAAAACAGTAAAAATTGGTGATGTTCTTATTAGAACAAACCGCAATAAAAATAATGATGGGTCATTTATAAACACTCCAAGAATAGTTATTTTTATTACCGATTCATCTATATCTACAAGAGGTTTCGATAATGAACACCTTATTCCAATGGCTTTTGAACCTTGGAATGACGGTTATTGGAAAAAACTAAACAAAAGAGAAATCAATGTTTTAACAGGTAAATTAATAGATAAGCGAAAAAGTCTTATCTATGATATACTTGTAAAAGATGATTTTAATCCAATTTATGCTGAGAAGTTGGCAGATACAATAGCAAACAAAGTTTTTTGAGTTGCTAATCAACAATTACATTATTGAAAGCGGCGGATTCGGTAAATAACATTCAGTAAGAAAAGAACTGGGTCTGCCGCTTTTAGTAGAAAATAAACACCATTTACCTTCAAGAGAATGGAGTAATACTGCAAATTCATTGATACTGTTATTTTGTGGTGGTGATGACAGTATCGTGTTAGTAATAACAAATGAATGTGGTATTATTCCTTTTTGGCCTATTAGCTCAACGGATAGAGCGGCTGAGTTCTAACCAGCGGGTTACAGGTTCGATTCCTGTATAGGCTACGATTTAATAATGATAAACCATAATTTGTAATAGGGAAAATATCAGTTAAAGTCTGATTGTTAGTGTACCTAATATAGTTTAAGTGACAAAAACGTACCTATTACATTTACGCCCAGGTGGTGAAATTGGTAGACACGCAGGACTTAAAATCCTGTGGCCAGTAATGGCCGTGCGGGTTCAAGTCCCGCTCTGGGTACGTTCAGGAGATAAATAATAGTATGTAGCAATAAGGACTAACTTGGAGAGCTTATACTATTATCCTCCTTTTTATTAATAATACAACACAATCCATACATTATGTTAATTTATAACAAAGAGGCAACAATAAAATCGGTATATGTAATAGAGGCGTGGGTATTAACCATATACTATTATATAGGTAACCAGTACTGTGAAGCTCAAATAGAACTTACGGAGGATGAAATACAAGAAAGATTTGGTCATACAGAACCCTCTTGGCTAATAAGACAATCACTAAACATAACAATTCAATTTTTTGAAGATTCATTTGGAAATGAGATGAGCACAATAGAGTTGGACTAGGGGGTGTATTGGTTTCGACAGGTAATTTTGGTTATCATTCGCATCTGGATGAGTATGCTATCCACAAGTTAAGCATATAAACAATAAATGGCACAACTCATAATGAAGTTCCGGTTATTAATATGTTTTCTGCACCATCTCGTATGCGTGTAGCTGCATAATATAGGTTTTCTTTATTTTTTAGTATTAATATAAAAATAAAGTGGTGGAGAATGTACTGCTGTACGTTCCTATGTTTACCAGTTTCTCAAACTGGGTAAGATGCTAAATAAGAATGATAATGCTGGTTATTCTGGACGGGGGTTCAAGTCCCCCCACCTCCACATAATTACAATAGTCCTATTACTCTTTCTAACGATTGAGTAGTAGGATTATTATTTAACACAACAAAATTTATAACTATGTTTAATCAATTTACTAATTATTTTTTAATGTTTATTCTTGTTTCGTTTTATATTGGTACTGTTATTCGTTTTTATCAATATATGCTTAATCACAATGATAACAATATCCGATATAACAATTATAAAATATTTGCTTTTATTTGGTCTTTAATACTAGCACCGACAGCTTGCTTTTACGGTCTTATGAATATTATTGCTGATAATTCCGAAGAACAAGAAGAAAAGCAAGAAAGTCTAATGAGTGGCTTTTCCACTTCTGTATCTGAATTAGATAATGATTAATTTTAGTGGTTTAGGAGAGCTATTTAACAAGAAAACCGAAGTAATTAGTTCTTCTAAACCTAAACCAATTAAAATTAAGGTAGAAAAAAATAGTTTATTGACTAACAAACTTAGACGAATAATTAGTAACCCTAGTTCATATTCTAATTCCGATTTTATAATCTACGACACTATTCTACCTTTTCTCGATTATTACATTAATATTAAAGTTGTCAAAGAGGGAAAATTAAATCCTCAAAAAGTACAAAATGTAATAACCACTAAAGAAAACTTAGTAATACGATTTACAAACGATATACAAATAGTATGTTGGTTTGAACCAAACTTTACTAAACGATTCTTTACAGTTAATCAAGGAGAACGAAAGTTTGAATGGTTAATAACGGACGATGATGGCATACATTATGAATATGATTTAATTAATGTCCTTTTAGATTTAGATTCTTATGAAAAACGGAATAAAGGAAACGTTAACAAACGCTAAGATTACCAGAAATAAATTCTTTAAATACTGGGAAAGTAAAGGGCACACAATAGACAAATTAAAACTATTTTTAGAATATCCAATAGAGTTACAGTTAGGAGTAATGATAGAATTTTTATCGTTACAAAATATCGGGCTAATTGGATATAAAGATAGTTTTGATTTGTATGTAATAAGAGAAGAACTTCTCCCTGAAAAAGATAGGGAGTTAATTTCTAACAAATCTCATTTTGTTTACGAAATGAGAGACGATATTGTTTTTATTAACGACAACAAAAAACATAAACACATAGGAGTTAAAACAATTATGGATGGGTATATGATAGCCATTTGTACTGCTATAAATTGGATAAACTATGACACAAGATAATTTTGAAATAGGTGAAGTAGTTGTTCTAAATAAAGGAACAGCATCAGAAAGTCAAGTAGTGGTATGTTATCAGACACCAAAAAAGAAGTTTACAATAATAAAAGCTAAAGAACACCCCAGATAATAAATGGTCAACTTTAATTAGTAATTTAACAAAATTGAAAAATGATTAAAATAAATGTTTACATAAACAATATGTTTTACGATGTCGTAGGATTTTCTGAAAGTGTATATAATAATTTAGAAAAAGGTACTAATGTAATTATAGATAATAGTAATTATACAGTATCTTCAAAAACTGATAATAACTTATATATAGATGATACTAACTAATTGTCAAGAAAAGTCACTTGATGCACTTATAGAATGGTATTATAGTGACCAAACTACTGCTAGTCTTATTGGTGCTGCCGGTACAGGTAAAACAACATTAGCTAAGTATTTCTTAGATAAAGTTAAACCTAAGTGTACTGTAACTGCACCTACACATAAGGCTAGGTTTGTTATACAAAGGTCTGTTGGGCGGCCTAGTGAAACCATACAAAAAATCCTAGGGTTTCAACCAGATTTTAATATAGAAAACTTTAATATTAATTCACCTGTATTTGCCATGAAAGGTAAAGTAAAAATGCAGGGGGATTTATTATTAATTGATGAAGCTAGTATGGTCAATAAAGACCTAAAGGATTATCTTGAAGTATTATCAAAAGATTTTGATTTTAAGATACTCTTTATGGGGGATAAACGACAGTTGCCCCCAGTAGGTGAAACTAAAGCAAAAGCCTTTAGTGATGTTGAATGTATTACTGAACTTAGAACACTTGTACGTCAGTCTAATATTAATCCTTTAATGTTTATATTACTTGCATTACGCCTTGATATTGCTTTTTTATGTAATGAAGATGAGCCTGAAACATTTCAGAACCTTGTCGAATTATGTGAAAGTAGTGTATTAGATGTGAGTGTAGATGATATAATTAAGAATAAGGGGCAGTTATTTAAATTTATGTTGCAAACGAATGTTTGTGGCATAAAAGACAGTCAAGGTGTTTCTTTTATCAGAAATGCTAACGAATTTAAAGAAAACATTAAACTAGAGTTTGAGGCTGATAAAGAAAACACAAGGTTATTAGCTTTTACTAATAATAGAGTTACTCAATGGAATAATTTTATTAGGAATCAGATTGTAAATCCTAGTGAAAAAGAACACATCGTTAAAGGCGATGTACTAATGGGTTACATGAATAATGGTTGCATCTATAACGGGTGTGATTATCTTGTAAAAGAAGCTAACCCAATGGAATTTGAGGGGATACCAGTATATAAAACCGTTTTAAACGAAGTTGGTACTGATTTTAACAGTAGTATATATACGGTACGATATACAGAAGAAGATGCTTATGAAAAGTTTCAATCTGCACATGAAGCTAATCATAAACGGGCAAGAATAATGAGGGGGGATAACTGGCAGACTTATTATGATTGGCGTAAGCAATTTAGTGTTCCTATTAATATGAATACTGATGATTATGTTCATCCAGAACTAATGATTGAGCCTAATAATCTTCCTAAAAAAGATGTTGACTACGGGTATAGCATTACCATCCACAAATCCCAAGGAAGTACATTTAATAATGTTCTAATTGATGTTGATGATTTAGTTAAGAACGTACTTAAAAGGGATAAAATTATGTTCTATAAGCTCCTTTATGTAGCGGCAAGTAGAGCTAAAGGTAGATGTATCATTTATTTTCCTAAATAACATGAAATGACAATACAACAATTATTTCCTAACATAATTACAGTTCCTGAGTCTTATATTTATGCACTTCAACCTTTATTAAATGAAAAGAAAATTCATATAGAAAAGGTGTTTCAAAAAATGATGAAAGATAAAGAATATGAGTTAGCTTTAACTGGGGGTAATTTACCTGACGAAGCTAGAACAACTCCTTATATCTTTCTAAGTGCATATCGTAATAAAGGAATTGATTATCTTTATAAACTAATTTCAAAAATTATCGACAATGAAAAAAAGTAGATTTAAACAGACAACACAATCTAAACTTGAAAAACGATTCACTTCATTAAATAACTCTTTGAGTTCTGGACTTCGGATTAAGAAATCTAGAAAATTCGGAACAGGTGGTAGGTATGAACATATTGTTCTTGCTAATTCAACAATGACTATAAAAAAGGAGATAGAGTTAGTCCGTAAAGCACTTCAAAACCCTTATATTCATGTCAGCAAACACGGTGCTATTAAATCTCTAATATATCGTGAAATGTTGGTAAAAAGTGGAAAAAGTCCAGAAAAAGTTATGGCAATGGAGCAACAATATGATGCTTATTATGGGCATTTAGAACCACAAGGAACACGTTATGGAAAATTCCCTATTCGACAACGAATTACAGGAAACGCCTAAACGCTTTTCCGATTTAGTTAATTTACATCCTAATTCGTGGATTCATAAAGTAAGAGAAATTAATCTTTTTTATACGGGTTATTCTCTTATAGATTGTTTCATAGTTTTAGATGTAAATCAACAAGCTAATCTTCAAGCATTTATAGCATTCAATAATCAAACAGGTTTAGGTGTCTTTACAGGACAACCTAAAGATGTTAATTATTGGTACTATCGTTATATTGAACAATCTGTAAGAGATACTATTCCTTTTTATAGATTAGTAGCTCCTATCACGATTGAATATGATATAACGGAAACAATTGCTTGGAATTAGTTTAATATAAGAGAACTGGTAATTAGATTTTATATCTAGTTACTAGTTCTTTTTAAATTACAACAAATGAGACTATTTTTAATTTTAATTTTAATTCTAGTTTATCCTTTACAGGGAGAAGAAAGAATAACTAAAATTAAATTAGTAGAAGCTCCTATTACTCCTGTTATTGATGTTCTTTATAATTCTTGTATAGAACACCTAAAAGAAAGAGAAGGGTTTAAAAGTAATCCCTATAAATGTCCGGCGGGGCAGTTAACAATAGGCTATGGAACAAAAGCAAAACAAATTAAAGAAGTAAATGAGCAGCAAGCAGATAGTTTATTAAGAATAGATTTCGATAAAGCTATAAATAAAGTATCAAATGAATTTATTGATTTTGATTGTAATAAAGTTTATGCTTTAGCTATGTTAGTTCACAATGTGGGTTTTAAGAACTTTAAATATAATAAAAATGGTAAATATACTAAATTGTATTTACAGTTGAAAGATAATGAAAAACCTACAAATTGGTTGAAGTTTAATAGAATCGGAAATAAAAAAAGTAAACGATTAATTAAATCAAGAGAGTATGAATATACAATCTATAATAATAGCGGGGGTTCCTTATAAATTAGTTAACGATACTACATATTATAATGACACTCCAGATGAAGTTATTAAAATTCTTGAAACATATAGACAAAAGAGGGGTTATGAAAATAATACAAGACTTGTATTAGACTATGGCAATACTGAAACTGGTAAAAGTTGGAGAGAAATTTATAATATTACTGGTTATATAGGTAAGACAGGCGGGAAAATGAAAATGCCTATACTTCTGTATAGCAGTAGAAGTTTAGGAGGTGGTTTGATATGTACTAATAAAATAGTAAGAATATTAACTGCTAAAGGTAAACAAATTCTCTACTCACACAAAAACTATCATATATGATATATTTTGTAACTAATCGTAATAGTAATCAATACCAAATATCAGATGAACGTATTGAGATTATAGATGAACAAAAAGGTCAAATGTTTTATCAAGAATTAATAAAGATTGATAAAGTATTAGCATTAGACTTTGAAGCATCTGGTCTTGAAATATTTCAGTTAACACCACTACTATTAGCAATAGGAACTAAAGCTACTCAATTAGTTATAGATTGTACTACTGTTAATGTATTAAATGTAATTGATAAGCGAATTGAAGATACTGAAATTCTTGGTCATAACATTAAATATGACTTAAAGATACTTAAAGTTCATTATAATATACACCTTAAAAAAGTGTATGATACAATGAATGTAGAGAGAAAAATATATCAAGGTGCTGGTAAGTCTGTTGATAATCCTTTTGGTATGTTATTTGGTCTAGCTGATGTAACTCAACGAAGGCTTAAATATCTACCAGAAACTATGTCAACTAAAGAAGAAAGTAGAGAAAGGTTTATAGGACAGACTAAAAGTAGTTATATACCTATTGACCAAGATATAATTTATGCTGCTAGTGACGTTACTTACTTGCATGATATTAAAGCCGCCCAAGAACAAGATATTGAGAGGTTTAATTTGGGTTTTTATATTAATCAGATTTCAAATCCTTTAAATCTAACAGTAGCAGATTGTGAACTTAGGGGTTTTACATTTGATATTGTTAGTTGGAAAGAATTGATAGTTAAGAATAAGAATAAACAGTTTGAAAAGGCTTGTGTTCTTGATGAACTATTAATTAAATATCGTGATGAATTCTTACAAGGGGAAGATAGATTATTATTAGTTGGCGGTGAATATACACGAAAAAGGGTTAGACACCCAGAAGCTAATAAGATTGGTTTATTTGGTGATGAAGTTATTGATAAAGATTACTATGGTAAAGCTAGTAAACCTAAATTTAATACAGGAAATATTAATTGGGATAGTAGTGAACAAGTAGTAGATGTTTGTGCAAGACTTAAGATACCTCTCCCTATAAATGATAAGAAGATTGGTGCCGCAGTTCCAAGATTGATTAAACATAAAGATAGAAAAGGTGGTTTAACTGTTAAAATTGATAAAGGTAATTATACCTTTACAACTGATAAACAAGAACTAGCTTTAATGGTTTCTGAAAATCCTAAACTACCTGCTAAAGATTTTTATCTAACTTTATCTGAATATCGTAAGTATTCACATTACATTAGTTCTTTTGGTGAAAACTATATTGATAAAGTAAACCCTATTACTGGTAGAATACATACTTTATTTAGGACAGAAAATAGTGAAACGGGAAGATTTCAAAGTGGTGGGGGTCGTAAGAATCCAGAGTATTATAATGCACAAAACATTCCTAGGGATGGTGATTTTAGACATTGTTTTATAGCTACTCCTGGTTATAGTATAACTACGTGTGACCTTAGCGGTAAATGAAAAACTTTCTACATAATTTTATACTTTGTGATTTTTTATCAAATAAATTGCGATATTTGTAGTGATAAAAATTTTAAACTATTAAAAATTATGTAATTATGAGTAATGTATTTAAAGATGCAAATCTTAACAATGAAATTAAAGTTATAACTTCAGAGGGGTTTACTTTAAGTGTAGAAGCTAAACATAATCATACTGGTAGAAAAGATTATGAAGAAAAATTTGGTGAAAGACGAAAACAATTAGTTCAGCTTTTTAATGAAGGTAAAAAAGCAAGTGAAATAGCAGAATTATTAGGTATGCATCCCGCTAATGTTACTAGATATTTAAAACGAGCTGGATTAAAAACACCAGATAGAAGTGAAGCACAAAGAAGAATACATATTAATTATTTTGAAGATTATAATAATAGAGAAGTTTCTTATTGGATTGGTATGTTAGCTACTGATGGTTGGATAGATGAACAAAGACAACGGATTCAATTATCATTAAAAGACAAAGAACATATTGAAAAATTTAATAAATTTTTAGGTGGTGTTATGTCTGTAAATAGTACAGAAAATCAATGGAGACTAGTATTTAGTCAACCTGATACTTGTAAATCATTAGTAAGTTACGGTGTAACTGGATGTAAATCGTTGACGTTAAAATTAACTATTCCAATAACATGGGATATGTTAAGAGGTATAATAGACGGAGATGGTTGTTGGAGTAGAATAAACACTTATGGCGTTTGTTGTAGTATAGCAACATGTAGTTATGAATTTGGTAAACAAATTTATATGTTTTTTAAGTCTAATGATATTACACCAGTAGTAAGTAAACAAGTAAAAGATAGATTGAATCCTCTTTATGATATACGAATTAATAAGAAAGAAGATATTGCAAAATTAATAACAAACTTATATAAAGATGCTCCGATTTATTTAGACAGAAAAGTAATCAAAATAATGCAATTAATTGATAATCCTTCTTTTAAATCGGAAAGTGCCGCCCAATAATGAAAATTATTGGTAAAAAGACCTTAAATTCAAGGAAGTCCCGCATTGGATAATCTTGAGCGAAATCTATCAACCTATAATATTATAGGTAATAATAGAATTAGATAGAGACGTGCAGAGACTATAATAGGTCAATCTAAGTATCATAATATGATATAAGATTAAGGAATAGTCCAAGTGTTGAAAGCACTGGCGGA